AAGTACCTGAAGCGCTAGTAGTTCCTGTGTAAGTTAAATCACCAGTTGTAGCAATTTCAAACCCTAAACCAGCTCCGTAGTTTGCAGAACAACGACTTCCGTTGTTTGAGTCTTTTGCCCACAGCTTCATGTCTTGCACAACACCAACAGAATCTTGCGCTGTAACAACTAATGAGTTTGTTAGTAAAATTTGCGAATTTAAAGAAGAAGTACCAATGTTGTTTGTTGCAAGGGCCGCGGAACTTTTGTTAGAAACAAAATTTAGTAATTGAAAATACTTTAAACTGTTATTTACCGTTCTAAATGCAGGGGCATTACCAAAGTCTTGTAGTCCAACATAAATTGGGTTGTTAACTGCGTTACCAGAAGCGTTATTAACTGCACCTGCAGCACCTACGCTAATGTAGTTATTAATGTTTGTTGTGTTACCCAATACCCGCAATCCACACCCATATCCAGCCCAGTTATTTATTGTAAGTGTTGAAGCATCTAATTGCGTTGTAAATTGTACGTTTTGTCCCGTTACACTTGCGTTAATAAACGCTCCATATTGAACTGTTGTATTACCCTCTAAAATAAAAGTAAGAGGAGAAGTGCCTACAGCTAAGTTAAATTCAATATTTCCTTCAAAAACTGAAATAGAGGCAGCGGTTGTACCAATTAAGTTGCCGACACTTGAACTGCCCGTTGGTGCGCCTTCAAATAAAATTGAATAGTTTGGAGAGTGGAAAGAATAACCGCCAGTTGTTTGAGCAATAGAATTATTAAACGTGCCGCTAATTGAAAAAACTGACTGTGTTGTTGAAGCGGTAAGCAGTGAGTTGGAGTTTAAAAACCTAAGTCTATTAAATAGCCTATTGATTGTTAAAGCACCAGTAACAACAAGTGATGCGCTGGTAATTGTCCAAATAGTTCCGCTTATTGAAGGGCTTGTCGTCACGCCCGGAATGCCTGTTAAATTGGTCAAACTAGTATCCGTGCCTGTCTGAGTAATAACTGGAATGTTTGCTGATATTGTGTAAGCAGAACCCGTTACAGCAGTAGCAAAAGCTCTATCAAGAGTGACACTAGTTGTACTTGCTCTTGAGGCGATAACGCCCCACTGTGAGCCTACAACTAGGATTGCACCTACGTTTGCAGCTTGGAAATTAGTACCAACACCTGTAACTACTGTGCTACCAGCTGCGATAGTGATTGTTCCTGCGCCTGATGTTGTGCCAAGTGCAAATGCCATTAAATTTGCACCTCTTCAATTCGATTTAAAGAGCTATCTTGGTTATAAATAAATTCTTTGCGGAAAGTAGTGCCATTAAGTGTAGAGTTGACATATTTTAAACGCCCGCTTTGGTAAGTAAAAGCTTTGGAAGCGTTATTGCTGGCGTAAGTCATGCCCGCAAGTGTCTTGTCTTGATTGTAAGTAAAGTTGGGAGATTTTCCAAGAATATTTGAAGCACCAGTTGCGCCTTGGATGCCTTCGAGATTTACGATTACTTCATTGGTTTGATTAACAATTTCGACAATGTTTTTATTGATCTGTATGTTTAAATCGATGTTATTTTCTAAAATCTCAACATTGATTTTGTCAATTTCAACTTCGATAATTGTGTTTTCAGAATCAGAAATAACTTCAGTCATCGAGTAACTCCTTCAATTGCTGAGAATGTACCTTCCACTAATCTAGTTGTGATGGTTTCATTTAATGTAGAATTAAAAACGCTTGTGAGCAAATCATAATAATAAACGCCAGCGGGTAAGGCGGCTGTTTGAGTGTTTTTGATGTGAATTGCAATTGTGCCTAAAGCTCCACCAAGAGTTATACCACCATTTACATTGCTTGTAAGCGTTAAAATAGCTGGTGCGTCTGATTTGTTAACGCGGACTTCTAGCTTGGCAGTATAGCCAGTAAAATTAATTAAATTTCCGCTGCTATCTTTGCATGTCAAAAGCTGGTCAAAAGTTGCGCCAATTTCACAATCAATATTAAAAATTCCTGCTGTCATATTTTAAACAAAATTAATATCAATTGCTTCAAGTTCTTCTAAAGTTTTACAAGCTTTAATTTGACTTTTTATGTCTTGATAAATTGTGTGCAAAGTTTGGTCTCTAACGTCTAAGTGGTTTCTTAAACATTCAAATTGCTCTAAATTTAAATCTAGTCTATTCCCTTCAACGTCTGTCCATTGCGCAGTAGTGCCAATTGCTGCTTTTCTTAATCTGTCAACACGAGAAGTCAAAGTTGGCAAATCAGAAATTTTTACTTTAAAAGTGCGAAAAACACCATTAATCATGTAGCTATCAAACGAACCTTTTCTTGGGCTCACAAGCTCCATTTCGCTATTTAAATTTGTTTTTAATTGTGCTAATTTTTCTAATTTAGCTTCCTCAAAAAACATATTATTCAAAGTTAATGTTAATGGCGTTTACTTGTTCTAAAGTTGTGCAAGCGTTTATTTCAGCTTCTTTCTCGTTTGCGTAAGCGACATATTGCGTGCCGCGATCTGCAAGATGGGCGGAAATATTTTGAGCAACTGCTTGATTCAAAATGATGTAACCCTCCCGCCTATTTTCACCTTCGATAATTATGCAGCTATATTTTATAATGCTGCCAAGTGATGCGCCAAAGATAATCGTGTTAGGCTCGGTTAATTGAATGCCAGTAGCTTCAACACTAAATTCAAAATAAATTTCGTTTTCTTCGATTTCGGGTTTATCCCATTCGTAAGCTTTGCAAGCGGCGTAAGGTTTCCCTAAAGCTTCATTGCGATTGGTTTTTAATTGAGCTATTTTTTTAGCTCGTAAATTATCTAACAATTGCTCAGAAGTAAATTCAGGTTCAATTTGACCACCAGCAGCAACCCAAACTAAAATATCTTTGTAATCCTCATTATCTGAATTTTCAGGAACAAAAAATTGATCATTAACTTTAAAACCATTTTCAACTTTTAAAACTTTTGTAATTTCCATAAAAACCTAATAATAAAATTCTGTTATATATATCACGCCTGATCCACCAGCCCCACCAGCTCCGCCAGTAGTTCCAGCCGTTCCAGCAGCACCAGCCGCGCCTACAGAATAGGAATAACTAGCTCCTGGATTATTAACAACCACATTTCTTACAGCTCCACCTGCTCCGCCGCCGCCGCCAGAGTTATTATTATTATTGGCACCACCACCACCACCACCTGCACCAGAATTAGTCTGTGCCGCAGTCGCAGTTAAAGTTCCACTCGACCCAGCGCCAGAACCTCCAAAAATATTAACTCCACCTGCACCACAAACACCGTTAGCATTTACAGCAGAAGACACGCCACCAACACCACCACCACCTCTAATAGTTTGTCCCGAAACGCCAGTTAATGTAGCACTTCCACCTGCACCACCAAGACCAGCCGCAGCCCCATTTGCACCTCCTGAACCACCCACACAACTAATAATACTTCCAAAAGTAGTATTGCCGCCTGTGCCGCCAGAAGAACCGCCTGTTGATCCGCCGCCGCCTCCACCGCCACCAGCAGCACTTGCATCAATTGAAAGTCTTACAACGTTTGTGGGAGTGCTATAGATTGATGAACCAGAAGTTATAATAGTTACTGTTGGCAATCTTGTGTCTGTAGTTGAAACAAAACAAGTTCCATTATATCTAAAAGTAGAATCTCTAGTTGTTGAAATATCGCCATCAATTGGATCAGTTGTGCCATCTTCTTTTTTAAGACTTTTTACTCCAGCTCCGTTTACATTCACTGTTGCCGCTCCACCAGTGTTTCCATTTCCAGCTCTAAAGCGAATTGTCATTCCAACGAAGTAACCAACAGTTGCGCTAACTGGGTTAGTCATCGAAGATGCAAGGCTTAAAAGATAAGCATTAGCCGTTCCGCTGTCTATGTAGAAGTTATTTGCGGCATATCTTGATGTTGCAATTGAAATTTGATTTAAAATTGCATCAGATGAAGTTTGACCAGATGAAGTTTGTAACGCTTCTAACTCTGTTGCAATTTGATTAAACTCTGTTGCCGATACTGTGTTTCCATTTATCTTTGATACTACGTCCATTTTCTATAAAATATAATTAAAAACAATTGATGTATTAGCTGGTTTTAACTTGTTGAATAAACATTCAATAATTGACCCGCCACCACTACTTAAAGTGAAAGGAAGTGTTAAAGGAAAAACTGATGTCGGAGCTAGACTTGTTGGCATATTTACAAACATTGTAAATCTTGCTTGTTTAGGATTAGCAAAAAGTGTAAATGGAAGAGTTAGTGGAAAAGTTCCATATTTTATTCCATTACTTACTTCAATCGTATATCCAAAAATAGCCGCCAAATCAATAAAATCTTGTTCTGTTAAAACTCCTAAAGAAGTCAGTTTAACTAAAACCTGTTCTCTTCTTTTCTCTAAAGAAAGTGAAGTTGTTTGCGTAAAGCAAGCATCAGGTATTCCAACCGCACCTTCCCATCTAGCAATATATTCTAAATCGTTTGTGGTTAAAATATTGGTATTACTCCAAACATTTTCAAATATTTCATCAACTCTTGTGAACTCGCCGCCTAATCCTAAGAATAACTTGTAAAGGTTAGTTCCTTTGACATTCTTAGCTTGAAATAGCCTATCGTTAGGCATGTATTGGCTAATTGCTTGTTGGTGCTGTTCTAATGTGTGAGCTTGAAAATTAGACAAAAGTAATCACCCCCAATGTTCCAATTTGATTTAAACCAATTGTTGTATCCGCACTTGGCGCGGATAAAGTATAAATTGGCACACTTCCACTTGAGTCTATGGTTTGTTTAATAACTGCGTTAATATCAGCTAATTTAACATTTTGACCAATGTTGTTTGATAGCTTAAAGAAGTCCGTTAAAGAGTTTGTAATAGCTGTCCGCATTGCAGTTGTGTTAGGACTCAAACTTGAGAAAGTGACTGGAATAGATACAGCAGTTGGAGAAAAAACAATAATATCATCATCATTCATATTAGCTGGTTTAATTTCTAAGATTTTATTTTTTACAATATTCACTTCAGTTGAGCTTGGAATAATTGAATTATCGCTATCTCTAGTAAAACCAATTCTAACTTGCCCTTCTTCAACGTAAGAATAAGAGGCGGAAATAGTGCCAGTTGCGGGAGTAGTAGGGCTTCCACTTACAGGAAAAGCAAAAGTATTTGCATCAATTACAATAACTCTTTTTTGAACAATATTATATTCGTTTTGAACTGCGCCATTTACAGTAACATAAGAGCCACTTATTAACCCGTGAGCAGGTGAAGTGGCAGTTGCAATTTGTCCAGCTCTTACAAGATTTGAAATAGAAATTGAAGCTGAGGTTGTGCTTGGTGAGAATATCCAAACTCTAGTTACGCCAGCAATTAATTTTGCTTGGTTGATTAACGCATTTACATTAAAAAACGAAAAAGGAAATTGTATTCTAAACAAAACTCTTGATCGGTAAGAAGCATCTTCCTCAACATCAGTGCCACCAGATAATTCACCAAAAGCAACAAAAACATTATTATTAACGCCAGCAATTGGGCTTCCTAATGTTAAAATTCCACCAGAAGTAATATTGGTATTTTGTCCTTGAGAGCTTGCAGTTACAGCTACATTTGCAGTTGTCCATTGTGCAATAATCGTACCACTTGCACTTCCAGCAGTTCCAGCTTGCGTAAATTGAATTTGAGTGGGAGAAGTTACTGTGATAATAACATTTGAAGCATTAAAATCAGTTGGAGTTGCGCCAGTTATTGTTGCAGTAATTCCACTTGCCAAATTATGTTCAGCAGTAAAATTAACAGTTACCAAAGTTCCAGTTCTTGACATCGAAGAAACTGAAACGCTGTTTAATGAAATAGTGGTGCTAGATTTTGTTTGGTAAGTTATGCCAGAAGCACTTTGCAGGCTTGTGCCAGAAGGAATAGAAGTTGCGGCAGTTCCTGAAAAAACAATATTTCCAGTTGCGGAAGTGGCAACAGTTCTTGTAACGCCGTAAGTATTGCCCCATCTTTCTAAATAAATGCCAGTTGCAGTATTTACAAAAAATTGATTAATCATTATCAGAATCTTCTGATAATTGTCATAAATTCTATAAGCTAAACCTTTGATTAATGATTTTAAATAAGAGGCAGGCAAAAACGCCCCGCTGTCTGGCAACTGCGCGGTTACATCTGAAACAATCCTATTATATACCTCTTTTATATTAGAGGGTAGGTTTAATGTCATTAGCCGTGGTGTTAGCTTGCATTAATTGTGTTTATCCATAAATCATAATACTGCACAAATTCAGTATTATCATTTCTTATTGCAGTAATTGTTGCATTTAATTTCTGTAAGTCAACATCTTTTTCAACAGTAATGTTGATTTCTTTTGCTATTCCTCTGTCAATATACCATTGAAAAGCATCTTCTAGATAATTCTGGCAAATATTAACAGTGTCATCATCTAATTTTTCTTGATAAAGTGTCCAAACTAAAGAACCTTGTTCAAATCCGTCTTCGTTTAACTCATTGCCAATCCAACCTCCGCGAGAGCGTGGATCTTCGATTGAATCCTCTCTTTTTTGGCAATAAATTGTCATCATAAAAGAAGTTTCAAGACCGCCAGTTAAGGCAAAGTCTCCATTCTCAAAAGAAATATCAAATATTCCATCAGAATTTTTATGTAGTTTTAAATCTTTTATTGACATAAACAATATTATTTATAAATTTTTTATTGGTCTAGTAGTTAAGTTTGGGCGGGTTTCCCTATGGTGGCTTAACTATTAGACTACTGCTCCAGTATTTCCAGCCCCAACAGTAACTCCGCTATGTGTATGGCTAATAAATGGCTTAGTTTCAATAGTTGTAGCTCCTTGTAAATTAGAAGTTCCACTTACATTAAGATTTCCAGTAATATTAACATTTCCAATAATATTAACTCCACCTTGTGCAGTAATATCAATTTGTTTGTTATCGGCAGTTGTAATACTTATTGATCCATCTTGTCTAAAATAAATTTGATTTTGTTTTTTGCCGTAAATAATTTTTTCACCTTCAAGAATTTTAGGCGCGCTGTCAACATCGTAAGGTATTACATAATTCATGCCGTATTCATCGCCAACGGATAAAACATAACAAGAATCACCAACAGAAGGGCAAACATTATCGCCAGTTGGCAAAATTAAAACTCCACTTTCAACATCAGTAGACGCGGGATCACTAGAAACAGTGTCTTTAAATTGCACTCTTATTCTACCAAGTTCGCCAACAAATTCTAACTTTTTTACTTCTGCTATTCTAATCATTCCGAATACCCTAATCCTTTTATTGGTAAATTTAATTTTTTTCTTGGTTTTTTAATTTTTGGCTCAAATACAGAATTAGTATAAGACAATTTATCAACCAAACTTAATCTAACAAAAGAACCAGACTCTTTGCTTAAATTATAAGTAATGTCTTTTATCAAAAGGTTATCATCTACTTGAGCTAAGTTATCGGTTATCTGCACCAATTGATTTGCTTGCCAAGGTTCGTTTTTTTGAGGCTTGGTAAAGTTAGAAGGACTACCTAATGCCGTTGCTAAAGATTTAAAAGTAATTGGTCTTAAACCTTGTCTCCATCCAACTACGCTACAAGAATAAACATGGGATTTAGAATATCTAATATTGCATTCCCATTCAGCTCTTTCTTTGCATTGAGAGTTGTTTAGGTTAGCCACATAATCAACAAATTTTCTTGTCTTCCTTACTGATTTGTCATAAAAAACACCGCTATATTGAACTTTATTATTTTTTAAAATATCAACAATAGGAGAGGGAGAGTTAGTAGCAAGATCAATAGTTTTGATTGGATTAGTTCCAGTTGAGCTTGAGATTATTTTGTATTCATAATATCTATTTTTTAAATCCCTTTTAACAGAGGCATCCTTTATGTTGTTTTGAGATGTATCTACTGTGCCAGAAGATCCGCCTAAAAATCCACTTTTTTTATTAAGTTCTGTTAAATTTTGTAATTTAACAAGAGCTTGTTTGTTGCCTATTTTTCTAATAATAATGTTTCCATTGCCATCAGTGCCTAATACCAGTCTTCTTTTGTCAGCTAGTCTTTGAATTAGCTCGTAAGCACTTTCATCTTTACTAAATCCAATTCCTTCCGAATTAGAAAATGGCTCTATATATCCATATTCATTAATAACCGCAATTTGATTTTCCGCTAAAGCCAAACCTTCTTCAAAAGAGGTCGGAATGTTGAATTTACTTGATAAAGATGATAAGCTTGAAGGTATTTTTATTTTAGAAATTGAAGTTCCTATTTTTGTAGCACTTAAAACTTCATAGCCAACAGCTTCTAAAACCTTTTTTAAAACATTTTCAAAGGTTGTGGGTGTTGCAAAAACTTTGTTTGATATTCTGCTATCGATCAAATCAGAAACTTTATCTCGTCCTGAAAATCTTACATCACAAGAGCTAGCAGAATAATCAATATCAACCTCATCAATATAGCCAGTTAGGAAAGGCTCATCATCTAAATAAAGTTTAATTCCTTGCCCTTCGTAAAAAATATCCGCATCTTGAGTTGGAATATTTATGTCAATATCAAAAGTCTTTCCAAAGAAATCTAAGCTTTCATTTACAGAAACGGATTTAAAGGTTTTAAAGCTAACTCCCGCTATATCTATTGTTATGTTATCTTCAAAAGCCATTATTCGGAAAGTATATTAATATTTCCGCTAACAAAAGCAGGGTCTTCAATATTGTTTAAAAGAAGTATCTCGTCAGACTTATCGATAGTTCCATAATAATTGTAAGCTAAAACTGCACTTGGTATGCTATTTGTTGTTATGCCTACATAAAATGGCAATGTAGTTCTTAAATTTTTAAGAAATGATGCAGTTCCAACTTTAAGATTTTGTAAGTTGTAATAAACATCTTCATCTATTTTATCTGGGTTCAAACTATCAAAAGCAGTGCTTAACCTTTTAATCATGCTGTCTATTTCTTCTTGCGAAGTGTAATCAATATTTGTTGATGCAAGGCAGGCAACAGCTAATGATGATGTTTTAAAATAATTGTCTAACTCTTGATTATTTGTGTTAAGTTGTTCATTCCTTGCAGAAGAAGCTGGGTATTGTTCATTTTTGCTTGAGTCAAAGATGTTCAAAGCAATGTCAACCATTGCATTAAAGCTATCTGTAATTGCCGATATTGCTCCAAATATATTTTGAAATCTTCGCGAAAGATTTGATGGCGTTTGCATCAGCTCTGTCAAAGAAGCTGTCAAATCCGCAATATCAGCAACAAAAGCCGCAGCTTCATCAGCAACACCATTTACAGCAGAAACAATGTCATTTACTGTTTGTGTGGTATTTTGGATGTAATCCCTTGCAATGTTAAATCCTTCAATTCCTTTGTTATAATATTCAACAGCATTATCAAAAGCAGTTTTAGCACTCGCAAAATGTTGGTCAAACCATTTAGACAAAGAACTTTTACTATCTCCCTCTTCAGGATATTTATTGACACTTGATTCGGCAAAAGTTACTTTATACCTAGCAATTCCTAGTTGGTTGATAAAATCTTCATCAACAGAAGCAGAAACAACTACAACTTTTTTCTTGCCAATAGTAGGATGGGTTAAAGTTCCTCTTCCAATTGCGTTTAGGTTATCTTCTAGGTTCTTTTTAGATCGCTTATAACGCGAAGAGGTAGTTTCCTGAATTTCAATGTCAAAGTCATAAATTCCAGACTTCTTACCCATATCTTGAACATATCTTTCAGAAGAGTTTGGATATTCGTGAATAACTGTTTTTCTTCCGAGTCCGCTATCAGAAACATTCCTTGCATAAAAAAGAGCATTTTTGCCGTTTATGCTATAGCTTGCTCTGTAAAATCCGCTTAGTATGCTCATAAACCTCCAGCAATTACAGTTCTAGGTCTTGGTGTCATGCCATAAGACTTAGATTCTTGTTTTATAGAAAGCCCTGATGGCAGATTTTCTCCAATAATTTTAACAACAACTTCTTGGGGAGCTGCATAAGATTGAGGAATCGGCGTAAATTGAGAAAATTTTTTTTTGTACTCTTCGGGAAAGTTTTTCTGATAAGATTCAATATTTCCTGTTCTAAGATTTTCTTTAAATTGCGCCCTACCCTCATTGCCGCCGTTTTTAATATCATAATAAATTGCGGCGACTCCTTGATCAAATATTTCTGCCCCAACTTCCGCAACATCATATGATTTCCTAATTTCTTTTATGGGTGAACTATTCCAAACAGTCCCCATTATTTCTAATGATTTTGTTAATTTTTGTATTCCATTGTCTAAAATAGTAACCCAATCATTAATCATCGTTCCAGCTTCACCTTGAGACAAAGATTCTACTAATAATTTCCAACTAGTGCTAACCCTATTTAATCTTGCTCCTAATTTTTGCATAGCAATATCTAAACCAGAAGTAATTTGAGCATTGTTATCAATATACCTCGACACATTGGCTAAAACACCCGCGGTTATTCTGCCGTCACTTACCAACTTTCTAAATACAGGTTCAGTAAGCCCTAAAGAATCAGCAAATAGCTTTACCGCACCGGGTAAAGAATCACCTAATTGTCTTTGCAACTCTTCTAAATTAACAATACCCTTAGAAGTCATTTGAGTTATTGCACTCATAACCAACTTAAATCTATAAGGATCAATACCATATACAGTTGATAATTTAGCAAAAGATTCAAATTCTTTTCGTGCGTGTGGTAATGATTTTTTGCCAGCAGATGCTGCCAAGAATTTAACGTATTCTTCTTTTGTTGCGTTTAAATCTAATCCAAGAGTTCTGACAACCTTTATCAAATACTCCATTTCATTAGCTGCTAACTGACTAGAGGAAGTTGTTTTGTCGTAAGAAGGAAGAACTGTTTGTAAAGTTGCATTTAAAGAATCAAATTGTCTTCTAGTATCTATAATTTGGCTAGGTAATCCAACAGCCATGTCAATTGCTCGGTAATAACCTGTAGCTTTAGCGACATTTCCAACAGAAACTCCTCCACCGCCACCAAAAAAACTAGGTCGCTTTGAAGGTTGCTGTGGTTGGCTTGGTTGTGAAGGTGAATTATATATTGGGTCTTGATTTATTATTCTACCAGTTCCAGTAACATCTATCATTGGTCTTTGACCATAAGACATTACAGCACCGCCTCTTGAATATGGGACTATTCCAGTTCCAGCTGCATCTCTTCTATAGGTTGAATCTATCGGTATATTAAAGTTTGGCTTGTAAGCTTTGGGATTGTAAGATCCGCCGCTGCGTCCTCCACCCATCATTATAAATGGATTGTTAAACGGCACTATGGCATTTTTAAGGCTTTTTTCATAAGCCATGTTGACTCTAAGTGCCGCTGCATTTATCTTAGGAGAGGAAAAGCCTTCACCAATTAAAGTAAATCCAGTTTTTGCTTTTTTTAATCTTTCAGCAGATGTTGCAATTTTGTCAGCTTGTTTTGCAAACTCTGCAAGTCCTTTAAAATCGCTACTATTAAATTTAAATTTTGTTAATTCTTGTATTTCAGATAATTCTTTTTTTAGATTTTTTGTAATTGCAGAATATCCATCTAAAACTTCTAAAACATAGCTTATTTTATCACTCATCTTCTATGCCCCCTACTTCTTGAGTTAGCTAACTCTAGGGCTTTCTTTCTTTCATCAGCAGCTTTCTTTTGCTCGGATTGGCTATCTTTTACAGCAATATCATACCATTCAAATAATTCAGGGAAAGCCATGTTGTTAATATCGTTGTAGGTGAAAGCATTTGTATATTTTAAGAAACTAAAAATTGATTCTCTAAATTTCCGCCTTTCTACTTTGTCGGCAAGAAAGGCGATATGTCTAAAAAATTTGAAGTATATTCCTCTAACAACACAATAGATGCTCTAAAGTCTAAATCATCAATTTTAAGTTTTCCGCCTTCAACTGGAGCGATATAACCTTTTTCACAAAGAAAATTAAGAGCTTCAAACTTTTTATTGATTGTAAGTAAATCTAAAAGTTTATCAGAATCGCAGAATTTAAGAGCCAACAAATTTACTTCTTTGGTCTTTTTATATTCGCTATTAATAAAATAAGAACATTCAGACAAAAGTTGATATTTTTTTTCTCTTAATAATTCAGTCATAATTAGTTAGTTAAAGTTACTTTAGAAGCGTTCCAAGTTAAAGAAATAACGCCGTCAGAACTATGTTGGAAAGTAGGGTCGTTCATTAATGAAGCGTTTTTATATAATCTGCTTTGACCAGCCCCATCTGGTATAATTTTAAGTATATGACTGCCATTACTAGCTTTCCAAGCTTGAATTAAAACCATCGGATCAGAATCGCTATCAGAATCAAGCATCATTATATCAAAAGTTATTTCAGAGACTTGAGTTTCTAAATTTTCAGATGGCAAGATAACAACAGATCTACCAGATACTTGCGCTCTTGTATTAGTTTCTCCAAATCCAGCTTTTTCAACTAAAGTATTTGGAACATAAAGAAATGTTTTGCCATCTATCTCAATTCGTTTTGGAGTAAAAGTATCTACCATATTTTATTATAATTGTGGTGTTAAATCAAAGGTAAATGAATCTAATTGACCCATTAAGTTAAATTTCATTGAACCAGTAACTGCTCCAGTTGAAGTATTAACTACAACGCTTAGGTTTGTTTTAAATTCAGTTTCAAGTTCTGCTGAATATTGAAGCACATTATAAGGAAAATCAGTTAAATCTAACCAAAGGCTAACAATATAAGCCCTGATTGATTTTTCGTTAGCATAGGTTGCTAATGGATTGTTTGGTAAATCTCCGCTAGTTAAACCAGATTGAGCATAGAAGTTCTTCATATTTTTAAAGATATACTCTCTAGCAATAGTGGCACAATCAGACTTATTTAATGTTTGATAAGTATAACCATCAGCAGTTGGAGTTGCTTGTTTGTAAGCAGTTGTCCAAAATTTATTTGTAACTGCAACAATGCCGCTTTCATCCATGCTTAAAGTTGAACCACCTAAATCTCCTAAACCTTCAATTTCAGCTAAAGTGAATCCTTTTCCAGTTGTGATAGTGTTAAGATCATTAAGCTTCATGTTAGCATAAGGCAAGCCAGCGGTAAATAAACCACCTCTGTTGTTGTTACTCATCATGAACGCACTAATAGAAGCATTTTCTTTTAGTCTTTGCGCTCTTAAACCAGCAATGTAGGCTGGTAAAACATAATCTAACTCAACAATTTCGTTTCCTTTCCAATCAGAATCATTTACTAATTTTAAGCAAATGTAAGGAGTAATTACTTTTGAAGCTAGTGTTGCAGGAGCTAATGCGGTTACATGGTTAGCATAAGTATCAGTTTTACAAACTATACCGACACCATCTAAAATAACATTTCTAGTATTAAATTTAGCTTCTAAATGAGTTTTTACAGTTGCCAAAAAACATACTGGGAAAATAATATCATATCTTGCAGCATCAATTTTAGATAAAATACCAGTCAAGACAGGATCAGTTGCACCACCTGTAAAAGCGGTTATTGTTGCAGCAACTCCACTTGGCAAAGTTTCAACTTTAATAGAAATTCTATTACCTTCTGTTCCCTTATTTTTAGCCGTAAGGGTAACTGTTCCAGTTGAATTTGAAGCTGTTACAGGTGAATTACTATTAGCAGTAATAGCAGCTACTAAATCAGCACCAATAGTTGTTGCTGTTGAGGCTGTTGTTACTGCAATTGCATATTTGTTTTTAGTGTAAGAGCCAACAGTTACATATAAAGTTCCAGCAACGGGGCTTGAAGCTGTAAAAGCAATTGATCCAGTGGCTTGAACACCAGAGCCGTTATCGGAAACAATGATTGCATCTAATCTTGTGTTTGGGCTTGCTTGTCTAAAAGCGTCAATCATTAAATGACCAATTGAACCAGCTCCACAAAGATCTTTACCCGCATTAAGTCCAGTTCCAATATTTGAAACTAAATTACCGCTTGTAAAAGAACCAGCGGATGTTCCTTGAGCTAAAATTAAAGGGATTCTTGCTCCAGCATCAATTTTTTGCAGCGAAGATAATAAATTAAATTCTGAAATAGGATAAGTACCAGCCATAATTATTCTTTTGATTTAGTTTTAAGTGATGATTTTGTAATAAGTTGGAAGTTAGATTTATTTTCTTCAAATCTAAGTT